GAGATAATTGGTCGTGTTATAGTATGTGAGGAGAATGGTGCACATCTAGCATTTATTCAAGATCCTGCAAAGGTTCACGTGAATGAGCAAATGATAGAAGGGAAAAGGGCACTCGCGGTCGGGTTGAAACGTTGGATGGTCTTTTCACAAGAAGATTTTTATATTATTCCAGAAGATAAGATACTGACAATCGCTCCGCTATCTAGTGAAGCAATTATTATGTACAAATATTTTGTCAGATCTGAGTTAAAAAATAATACTAACCCAAGCGACCAAGCAAAGGCAGTAAAGATGAATCAAGAAATGGGATTCATTGGGAACATCGATGCCGCCCGCCAGAAGTTAGAAGAACTATTTGATAATAATAAAGATAGCTAATATCCCTTTCAACCCTTACAGTGTTGATTGTAATAGTTTTTGACACTCTTGTCAAGCTTTGTCAAGAATGTTATAATATTTGTAATGGAACGAACCCCCTATGCCCAAAGTAATGGCGAGAAAAAAAGGGTCACAACATTATATCGACAATCAAAAGTTTCTTAAAGCAATTATTGATTATAGAGATAGAGTTGAGATCGCCAAAATTAATGATAAAAAGAAACCCAGAATCACTGAGTATATCGGAGATTGCTTTTTAAAAATAGCAACTCACCTATCATATAGACCTAACTTTATAAACTATATGTACAAGGAAGATATGATCTCTGATGGGGTGGAGAACTGCGTCCAGTATATTGATAACTTTGACCCTGCTAAATCCAAGAACCCATTTGCATATTTCACTCAGATAGTTTATTATGCCTTCCTAAGACGTATCGCAAAAGAGAAACGTCAGATGGATATTAAAGACAAGATCATTGAGAAGTCAGGTTTTGATCAGGTATTCCATTCCGATGACAAGAGTTCAATAGCAGATAACAATGCTATTAAATCTCGAATAGAAATGAACACACGCTATTAATTAATGAAACTTCTTCTAATTACTGATCAACACTTTGGAGTACGTAATGACAACAAGGTGTTCATCGATAAGTATCGGGATTTCTATTCCAATATTGTTATACCATATATCAAAACTAATAAAATTACAAACATCTTGTGTCTAGGTGATACATTTGATAGACGTAAGTATATAAATTTTTTGTCGCTCGACTGTGCTAGAGAGATGTGGTTCGAACCACTGAAGGAACTTGGTGTCCATATGCATATGCTAATTGGTAACCACGATATCTATTTTAAGAATACTCTTAAGGTAAATGCACCAAAACATCTACTAACTGAGTACGACAATATTACAATCCTTGATAAACCTTGTCACTTGCAGTTTGATGATATGAAGATTGCAATGATCCCTTGGATTTGTAATGACAATAAGAAAGACATAAATCAATTTATAGAAGACTCAGATGCTGATGTCTGTATGGGTCACTTAGAACTCGTTGGATTTGAAGCAGTGCCTGGTAGGTTTATGGAACACGGAGACGATCCAAGTCCATATGAAAAGTTTGAAATGACATTCTCTGGTCACTATCATAATAGAACTAAGAGAGGAAGTATCCAGTATCTCGGTAATCCGTACCAACTCTACTGGAATGATTACGGTTGTGAAAGGGGATTCCATACACTAAATACTAAAAATAAACGTGTAACATTTCATAAGAATCCTTATAACATTTTTAACAAACTATACTATGATGATATTCAAAAAGAATATGAGACTATACCTGACTTCTCACTGTTAAAAGGAACGTTTGTAAAAGTTATCGTACAGAATAGAGAGAACCAAGTATGGTTTGATCGTTACGTAAAAGCATTGCAACAAAGTGATCTTGCTGATCTTAAAATTATTGAAGACATCTCCTTAGATGTAGATGAGTATGTAACAAATGAAAGTATTGAATCAGAAGATACAATGATGATCCTTGAGAATTATGTTCAAGAGATCGCAGATAATATTGACAAGGAAAATGTGAGTACGATTCTTAAGTCATTATATATGGAGGCTATCAACCTATAATGTTTATTCTTTTGGACAAGAAAACAGGAGGAGTATATGCTGTCAACGATGACAACGGTGGTAAGGTAGTGCAAATTTTTGTTGACAAAGACGACGCGGACCGCTATTATAGTTTATTACAGGCAGATGATTACAAGCGACCCCTCGATGTTACTGAGGTAGACGAGCAAATTGTAATCAGTAACTGCACAGCACATAATTATAACTATGTGTTTATTCAACCTGACGAATTGGTAGTACCTCCACAGTTATGATAGTATTTGAAAAGATTCGTTGGAAGAACTTTTTAAGCACAGGAAATTCATTTACAGAAATCAACTTCGTAGAATCACCTTCTACATTAGTCATCGGATCTAATGGTGCAGGTAAATCTACAATGCTTGATGCTTTGACTTTCGTATTGTTTAACAAGCCCTTTCGGAAAGTCACAAAAGCACAGTTAGTTAATAGTGTTAACGAACGTGAGACTGTAGTAGAAATAGAATTTAAAGTAGGAACGATCGACTATAAAGTCGTACGTGGTATGAAACCTGCTATCTTTGAGTTGTATCGTAATAATGATCTGATTGATCAGGATGCTGCTAACAGAGATTACCAAAAATATCTTGAACAATCTATATTAAAATTTAATTATAAGTCATTTACACAAGTGGTTATACTTGGGAGTAGTACATTTGTTCCCTTTATGCAACTTGGAGCATCGCATCGAAGAGAAGTTATTGAAGATCTTTTGGATATTCAAGTGTTCTCTCTGATGAATATGCTCTTAAAGGAACGTGTCAAAGAGAATAATGAGATCTTAAAAGAATGTAATCAGGAACTTGCTATTGCAAAAGCAGCAATCGAATCACAGAAGAAAGTTGTTTCTAAATTAACTGTAGTTAATGATGAAAGAATTGCAACTTTCCAGTTTAAGTTGAAAGAAAATAAAGATAGAATAGATGAGATTAGAAAAGAAACAAATTCTTTTGATAAGAAAATCAATTCACTTAGTGATGCTGAGAATAAACTAACAGATACAGAAAAATCACATAAGAAAACAAGTTCTATTCTTTCTAAACTAGAAGGTAAATCTGATAAGAATATAAAAGATATAAAGTTTTTTGAAACTCATTCTTCTTGTCCTACTTGTGAACAGGACATCGATGAGAATTTCCGTAGGATGAAAGTTAAGAAGTTAACTGAAAAATCTATTGAACTAGAAGAAGCATCTAAGACCTTACAGAAGGAGACAGAAAAAACATTAAAACAAATTAAAAAATTAAGAAAAGATACTGATCTTATTACTGAATATCATTTTGAAATTCGTAGTTTGATGAATGAAGAAAGTAAGTTAAGGAAAAAAAATACTGAGATTGCTAATACTATTAATGATCTCTCAGTACAACCTGACATCCTAGGTGAGAAGAGACTTCTCAAGGAAGCACAAATAGAATATGATGAAAAAGAATCTAAGTGTTCTGGTGTTAATAAGGAAGCACAAGACTATAAAATTGTTAGTGGTTTCTTAAAGGATGATGGAATCAAAGCAAAGATTATTGCTAAGTATGTTCCTATTATAAATCAGCAAATTAATAAGTATCTTTCATCTATGGATACGTATATTAATTTTACTCTTGACGAATCATTTACAGAAGTTATTAAGTCACGTCACCGTGATAAGTTTTCTTATTCTTCTTTCTCTGAAGGAGAGAAACAGAAGATTGATTTATCATTACTTTTTACTTGGAGATATGTTGCTAAGTTAAAAAATTCTATCATTACAAATCTACTAATTCTTGATGAAGTATTTGACTCATCACTAGATACTAATGCTACTGAAGAACTACTTAAGATTCTAAAAGATATTGGTATGGGTAATACAAATATGTTTATCATATCTCACAAAGGAGATGTCTTACTAGATAAATTTGATAGAACACTTAAGTTTGAAAAACCAAATGAGTTTAGTCATTGCATAGAAGATGTTTAACATTCCTTTCTACACATCTAATGGTGAGTTATCAAATCATCAAGAGTTTCAAGATTCTCTTCTCTCTCGTAGGGAGGAGTTTTGTTG